CCTCCTACCTTATCATCATTACAGATTTTACGGGATCTAGTCATGGAGCTTTCTCCATAACTAACTTTAGCATCTTTCTCTTGCACTACTTTTAATTCTTGTCTTACCTCACACTTACCATTATCCCCTTCCGTAACTAACTGCCCAGAACCTATCCCCCCTAGGGCCGTGTTACATCCTTCAGCCTGTTTATAATGAGATTTTTGAGAATCACTAAGTTTACTTTCCCATACCTTACCTATCTCTTCACAAGTAGTATCTTCATCTAAATCATACTCTGCAATAAGATCAGCCTTTTCTCCTAGTTCCTGCGCCCCTTCTTGACCAGTTTGCCTAACTCCTGTAGGCATGGTCTCACCTTCGGGGTATAACTCCTTAGAAAAAGTTCTAGAAGCTACAATAATTACAGCTAGTCCAACACCATTCTTAGTTCCCCCTAAATCTAAAAGAGCCTCCGCATTTTTTGGACTCATTCCATGTTCTTCTACTAAGATGTCTTTAAGTCCGTCTAGATAAGCAGCATCTCCCATGTCTTCAGCATTGGCAATATAGTTTCCCAGCCTAGTTTTATTACCCCTATCAAACATCTTCATAACTTCTTCTGCACTATGGTCTTTTAGAGCCTCTTTAAAAGTTTTACTCACTTCTTTTTGAGCATCCTCAAGAGAGAGTTGTGGATCAGGAGGACAATCTTTAGTAACTCTCCCTTTCTTTCTTTCTGGGTCTGCCAAGTCCCCAATACAACGCTGGGCTATTTCCATTTTAGTAACCGCAATATTTACCCGCTCTAATTTTTCTGCGATGATGCCCCGATTAGCGGTCATAGATCCCCCAGAAGGTGGAACCGCTATTCTTTCAAGAGGTGTAAAAGGGTTATCTTCCTCAGACACATTCCACTTTTCAGAACGATTCTTAATTTCTGCGTCTAATTCCTCTGCCATCTTAAGATAAGCATCATTATCTTGTGTAGCCTTTCTTCTGTACTGACGGTAATAAGGTCCCATTTTAATACCGTTAGGAGTAATAATAACATAACCCTGAAGCTTTTTAACATCCTCAGGAGTTAAAGGTTCCCCCTCTTTATACTTTTTATAAATATCTAAAAAGTCAGATTGTGCTTTTAAACTTTTTAGAATATCCTCAGGGTCTTTATCTTCTGGGATAGTTGCCATTTGTGCTACAACTTCTTCATCTTTCGCCAAATAAGTCCCTTTAGTTTCTCCTGTAGCCTGTCCCGTCAGAGTAACTAGCTCTTCCTTAGTAATAAGTCCTGAATTTAGTAACCCATCTAGTTGAAGTACAACCTTATCTTGTGCTATTTGAATTTGTTTTTCTTCTTCCGTGGGTTCCATGCTCACTTCAGCATCAGTTGGGCCACCTTGATCATCATTTTTTTTATCACCACTTAAAAAACTAACCAACGCATCCCACCCTTCTCCGCTTCCCTTTTCTACAGTCAATGGATAGGATCCTTTGGAGTTTGAAGAAAACACTACATTTTGATTTTTTAGAGTTTTCCAAATACTCCCAGCTTCTCCTTTGGGATCGGGATTTGGTACAGTTCCCAAGCCATCTGCCTGCCTATCAGGTGCGCCTGCAAAATAACCCGTTGCTTTTGTCTCTGCATTATCACCCTCCTCTTCACGCAAAGAAAGCTTAAACTTTCTCTGCTTAAGCAGTGCATAACTTTCTAAAAGAGAGTGGTAGTAGTCCATTATATTTTTATTATAGAAAAAGCCCAGCCCAGAAAACTCCAGGCTGGGCTTATATTATATCTTTAAGTTTACTAAAAAATTACGGTGTTGATAAAGCACTACCCACAGCAGCACCAAAGGTAACATGTTCCATAAAGTCATAACGGAACTCCATTTCAATGGTATGAAATTCATTAGTTGAGTAGTTAAATTCAGCAGATTTCCAAGCCTTAGGGTAGACACCGAAAAGACGGGTCTCCATAAGAGGACTTCCCTGAGCATCGAGAGCAACAATGGTTGCTCTCTGAGACTTCCAACCATTTACAGGAGCTTTCTGAGGACTACTTCCACCTACTTCCGAATAAAACTTACCATTCATTGGATCATAGATCGTTGAGAACCATGACCATAGAGTATTAGCAACCTTAGGCTGGTAGAAATCGTCAAAAGTTACCGTTACTGACTCAGGAGAAGCCTTTCCAGGGTAGAATACCTTATCATTCACACGGTGAACTTCAATATCTTCGGATGTGAACCCTACGGTAGTTACTTGCTTGGCAGCTAAAGTAAGCTTACTGTCACCCTCTGCATTCATACTACCAGGAAGTTCGAAGTGAATTTCAAACTGATAGGCTCTAACCGAGTCTAGACCCTCTGAAATTACAGGAAGTCCACTATTTAAAGCACCCGAATTTCCTCGACCCGTATCCGCTGGATCTAAGTAGTAAGGTGAGTTAATTGAATTTGCCATTTATATATTTCTCCTATTAGCCCATCTGAGCCGATTGATTAGTAAGATTGAGTTCGAAGACAACCATTTCCGCAGTCTTCGTTGGCTTAATAAGAACCTTAGTCCACATTTCATTTCTATCAATTCTTACAGGTGTATTAGTAGTTTCATCACAGATAACCTTGAACTGAGTAATGCCACGCCGTCTTTGAATATCATCTAGCATAGGATTAAGAAGTTCTTCAACTCTCGTCCAAGTAAACTTATCATTAGGCTCAAAAACAAGTCTTTGAGTAGAAGCTAGAATCTGCTTCTTAATGTAAATCATCATACGCCTTACATTGATTCTATCAAGAGCAGTAGGCTGTCTTTGAGTAGTACGTTGTCCAAAGATAGCAATACCGTTTTGAGGGAAGTTAACGACTGGGTTGATACAGTTACCTCCTGAGTACAGGGAGTCTCTGTCACCTTGGTTAAGAATAACTTCAACATCCGTAGGCTTAGTTAAACGCCCACGCACAAACCCAGCAGGGGCAAACCAAGGGTCAGCTACAGCATCCGTTACAGCCGCTTGGCGCACTCCATAAATCTCAGGAGCTAACCAACGGTCCTTACCATCAAAAACTTGGAAAACCTTTAACCAGGGCCAGTATAGAGCAGCATAAGAACTGTTCATAGCAGCCGTTCTAGAATCAGATGAACCGTTACTCCAATTAATAGCGTCCCCAGGGGTACCTACTGCATATGGGGGAGAAATAAAAGCTAGGAAATCAGTAGTTCGTTCAGCTACAGTTATCAAACCATTTTGAATACTTTGATTATCACCAACTCCAGGCCCTGGAGCCAGTGCTAAGGAGATATTTAAAACCGGATCATCTAGAGCTTCAAAACCTGTTTTTCCACCATCTGTCTCTACTTGACCTATAATTGCTGTAGCTACACCAGCAGCTTCTCCAGCCGCTCCATGTGTGGCAGCGGTGGGAATACCATTAGTCCCACCAGATAAGTTATAAGTTCCTTGAACGAGTTTAAGGAAACGAGGATTTACTACAGAAGCCGCTGTTTCAGCCCCTATGGTTCCGTTTGTCTTAAATCCCGTAAGCGTTGAATAAGTGTTAGCAAATTCTGGTAGAGCGGTTAGGGAGAGAGCAATAGAAGGGAGCCCTGTTGCAGCCGCGCCAGACACGAAAGCAGCAGTAATATAGTTGGAAGTTTTAGTAGCATAAGTAGTTCCTATTACATCTTCCAAGAAAGAAGCAGAAACTGTTCCAGCTTTTGCACTCTCAACAGAAGTACCCAAGTTATTTACAGTTTCAAAAGTTAAACTTCCTCCATTTATTCCAACTTCAAAGGAAACACCACTCGTAGTACCGTCACTCTTAGTTCCAGCATTATAGCCCTCTCCAGGCCACAAGCTCTCTACCTTATAGGCCACTCCACTTGTGACGATACTAACCCCGCTAGCCACATCCGTAGAAGCAGCAGTTCCAGCAACACCAAGTTTATCCACAGCTTGAAGTGCAGAAGCGGCTACATAAGTACCCGCATCATTAAGAATCTCAAAGGTAGCGGAAAGTCGGGTATACCCTCCTGCCGCAGCACCAACAAGATAAGGAGTGCCTTCCCCCGTTCCTTCAGTTACTGCTAGGATTCTATCAATATCTTGAGATCCTCCAACGGCCTTAGCTAAACCAAAAGCCGTAGTAGCTCCTTCTGAGGCAGACGTAGTAAGAGTTCCTGCTGGAATAACATAAGCTTTAGTCTGCATTAATGATGAATCATTATTATAAACATCCACAGTCAAGCGAACAGTAGAAGTGGTATTATCTAAACTACCTATGGCCGACATGCCACCAACACCTAAAATGGGAGCAGCGTAACTTCCACTAATTTGCATTGCAGGACAACTACCTAATTGAACGCCAGCATTGGCCTCTACGGCCCCTGAAGCACAGCGAATAAAGCGCATAGAGTTAGTAGCTTCTAGAATTTCCAAAGCCCCTTCAAGTGCCTGACCTTTAATATCTTCAGAGGGTTCTCCAAAAGTATCCATTAACTGTTGAGGACTAGTAATTAAAGTAGCTTTTTCACTGTTTAACCCTGCGATTGGAC